TGCGAGTGCTGCAATTACTACAGACAGCGCTGGGTCTAAACCTAATTCATTACTTGCTAAGAATGTTAAGAATGATACCAATACGCCACGTGCGTATGACTTTAGTATTGCCTTCTGTTTTTTGCTCATCTTCATATCTTGCCTCCTAGTAATGGGATGTCGAATGGTTTTCCATCGAGATCGCCTAGCTTTGTAAAACTACAGTGCAAATGTTTGGTGTGCGGATTTATGCCGTTGTATTTTCTCCAACGCCAATTTAGTATCTTGCTGGCGATGCGGCCATTATGGATGACGTAAGATATACGTTTATCGGTTTTTGCAGCGATTCGGATCTGGTCAGCCAGATCAGCACTGACCCCATCGGATGCACAAAGGCGAGCATCAATATCAACTGCTCTGACCCACCCAAGTTTGTCTGGATTATGATCCGATTTTCTGGCGGCGTGACGGCTATCGCCCACCCACCCATCACTGGCAGTACGCCTATCTGGAAACCAGGTATCAACTTGATCTCTTAACTGCACACCAGCTGCACATAATTTAGGCTTCAACTTCTACCTCTGGCACGATCCATCGGCAAGTGTCTTCATCAAAACCTATTGCATCGTCAGGCTCAGGTGCTATAAAAGCATCTCTAATTGCATCATAGGTGTATCCAATACCTGCGTAATTTTTGCGGATATTGCCGTTATAACTTGTTTTAATCCAAGTGCCGCCAAGATTATCTATTAACCATTGATAACCTTCATCACCTGCTGGATCATTATTATCGCCAACAGTTACTCTTAAAACTTTGTTATTACTATCAATTTCTGCCCAGTGGCTCATGCTACATACCTTACGATTACAATTCCTGAACCACCATTACCGCCATATTGATTTACTGGGCCGCCACCGCCGCCGCCACCTGTATTAGCAGTTCCTGCAACGCCATTAACGCCAGCTGCACTAGATGCACCGCCACCGCCATAACCGCCACGTTGTCCGCCAGCTGAAATATATTCTCCACCTGTACCACCACCTGCATAATAATAAGTACCGCCGACATTTTGTCCAGTTGAAGTTGCTAAACCAAAAGAGGAATAAGTAGTTGAACCATCTCCACCAATACCACCGAGAGTTGAAGTTGCGTTTGAACCAACAGCACCTGCACCACCGCCACCACCTGCTGGAAAAGGATTGGCAGTATTAGAACCATTTGAACCACCTGCATTACCTTGACCACTTGGAGAAGCAGCACCACCAGAAACTAATGAACCGCCACTACCATCAGTTCCTGCTGCACCACCGCCAGATCCACCAGCACGACCATTATTAGGCCCTGCTGCACCTCCGCCTGCTCCACCGCCACCTGCTGCGTTAGTTAAACCTGTAAAGGTAGTAGCAGATCCGTCATTACCAGTTGTATTAGGAGTGGCTGGTGCTGTAGCACCTGCTCCAATAACTACTGTATATCCAGTTGCAGTTAATGATTGAGAAGCAGAATAAAGTAATCCACCTGCTCCACCTCCACCGCCTGAATATGCGCCACCAGTTCCAGAACCACCACCAGCAACTCTAAGTACATCGCAAGATAAAGACACTAATGGTGTAAAAGTTCCATTACCAGTAAAGGTGTGATAATAATACGGAGCAGAATAAACTATTGTGCCGCCTGTTGCGCTAGCAGCTGGTGTTGGCGGCGCAGTTTTTTCTATTAAACCTGACAGAATTGTGCCTATCATTATGCGATAGACCCCACTACATACCACGCATTAGCAGCTGTCTTGATACATGCAGCAGACTTATATTGTGCCAAAGTTGGAGCTGCCGCTGTTCCGCCAGCACTTAATACTGTTGTAGTACCTGATGTAACTGCGCTAATTGTTACTGCGCCCACACCAATATTTAACACTGTAATAACTGTACCTATTGCAAAATTATATGTTGCATCGGTTGGGATCTTAAATGCAATAGCAGTTGCTTTATTCATTGGGATAAGTTGTTGGTACTCATCACCGCTAGCTGCTGTGTAATCTGCTGTCTTAGCAGTTTGTACTGCGAATGCTGGAAGTCCATTCCACATTGTGCTGGTAACTACATCACCAGTCGTGCCTGGCCAGGTTGGCATAATTTCTCCTTAGTAAGATAAAACGTTCTGATCTAAGACCCCGTAATCTACGTTGCCTATTATAAACCCATCTATGACAGGTTCTAGCGTTGTAAACACCACTTTAAAGCTGTTGGGTGTGATGATGTTTTGAACGCCAAATATCTGTAGTGTTTTCTCCAGCTTAGATCCACCAGGCTGAGTAGTGATTACTGTGATTGGATCAAAGAAATCTAGGTTTAAGGCTGCTACTACACCTGTATCGTAGTTAGGCGTGTATAGGTCTAGCTCGATAGCATCGCATCGGATGGTTGTCTCAGCCCTACTTGCCACATAAGCCCTGGCATAATCTAGGGCTACGGCATCGGTTTGCATTAGCAGGTCTTGTTGGTTATATGAATGGATAAAATACTTGTCAATGCTTGCCTGATTGCTGGCAGATTGCACAGTGCCACCAGTCCTGGTTATCTGTGCTGAATTGAATATAAGGGTGTCATCTAGTTTCCAGGCTGCGTTAGCGTATGGGATACCTGTGCCATCATCTGCAAAGACTGTGGCTGTATTGCCTATGGTCTCTGTAGCTGTAAGCCTGTCCTTAAATACAAAGGATCCATCAAAGCCTACATATATTGCGCCATACTCTGACTGGGCGACAGTCTGCATAGCACCTAAAGCAGTGCGTGGGGTGCCTGGATCATTTTGTAATGTAGTTTGACCTGAATCTATTTGGCGCTGTGATGCTGGCCAGTCGATTTCGTCTAATATCTCGTTAATACGTGTGCCTGATAGATCGCCAGCAGTAGCGCCTGTGACTGTAGAAATCTGTGCGTTGTAAGCCAGGCGCATCGCATCTACGGCCTGTATGGTTGTATAGGCGACCTCTGTAGCATCTTTAGGTTGGGTGTTTACATAGCTTGTGATAAAACCTGAGAATAAAGGATAGGTTACGCTGTTATAGGTAGCAGCGATGCTGACCTTCTTCATAGGTGTTAGCAGTCCATAATAAGGCCCGAGCGGATTAGTCGGGTTGAAATCGCCATTCTGGTCTACTATGCGTAGTGTTAATTGGCCTGTCTGAAATTGGTCAAATAAAGCATTACGGCCTACAGCTGTTTGAATAAAGTTAATACGATCTGACACGTCAACAATAACTGCTACTGCATCTGCTAGTACGTTTGTGCCTAATACGCCAATATCTAACTGCATAGCCTGAGCAGTGCTTGGCCCAGTGGAGAAGTTTATTGTGGCGTTGATTACTGGGACTGTCATTGAAACGCAATCGATCCAGCAGGTACTAATGCTCCATTACCTAGTTTAGTAATGTTACCTAAAGCATCTTGAATATAGGTAGTCAAATCTTGATTAGTGCTTAATACTGCGCCTGTGTTTACTGTTACCTGTGGTACTACTGTTGGCGCTGCTGCTGCGGCAGCTGTTGATGCACTAGATGGCATTCCACCTGGCACGGCATATTGGCTCATCTGTGCTAAGAACGCATCGGCTTGTGCCTGTAATCTTGCTGATGCTCCTGCAAGGCCAGCGGCTGATCCTTGATCTAATCCCATTGTCTTAAAGGTATTTACTAGGCTTGTAAAGATTGCATCGTACTTACTAGGCAAAGTATTAAGGGCATTAGCGGCATTGTTAGCGCTATCGGCTAATAAATCAGCTGCGCTCTTGGCCAACAATTCTGCATTATATTTCTTAGCCAAAGCCTCATTGTTGTCTAGGATGGCTAACTTAGATTGGATGCGTAATTTAGTATCAGCATCTGTGGCCTCGTTTAATGCTTTCATTAAACCTATGCGCTCAACGTCAAACTTTTCTGATAGTTTATCTAATTCTGTTTTAGCCTTTAATTGTGCGTTTTCTTGTTTGCGTAAGGTAGTTGCAGCTTGTAGGGCTTTAGACTCTTTGCGTAATTGATCCAGGTAAATACGACTGGCTGATCTGCCTTCTCGATTAGATGGTGTTGTCTGCGCTCTTTGTGCTGCGCCTATCTCTGAGAATCCTGCAAGGTAAGCACCTAATACTGGGATATTTTTAACATCGAATAAAACGCCACCAACTTTAGTATTGCCTAATTTTTTTAACTCGTTAACTAGGACTGCAATACCAACTACGGCATCTGCCGTGCTCTTTGCAAAATCATCCATCAAATTTGTTGCACTACTAATGCTGGTGTCTTTGCCTAATAATGACAGCGCATCTAGTAAGCCTTTGCCAATAGTCTCTCTAGCATCTTCGGCTGCGACTGTAAGCAGACCCATCTTGCCTGCATAAGTATCTAATCTGGCTGCTGCTTGGCCTGCAAACTTTTTATTAAGTTCGCCCATAATCTTGTCCATATCGCCAGTCTTTAGCGTGGCCTTGCTTATGCCTGCACCTAACCTGCTAAGGCCT